GGAATTTGCGGCGATTTTTGCGGAGGTAGAACCCATAAGGCATTTTTTATATATATTTATTATATATTTTATTTATATCATTTTAACGCAATTATATATTATTTAAAAACTATTTAAAGAATTAATATTTATATTCTTATAAATGAGTGTGCCATCTGTGCCAGAGGGGGGTAATACTAAAACCCCCTCTACTGGCAAAGTTAATGCTGCTATTCATTGGTGTTTCACATTGAATAACTGGTCTAAAGATGAATTAGATAGCATTTGTGCCAAATGTGCTAATTTTTGTAAGTTCGCTATTATTGGAAGTGAAGTAGGCGAACAAGGAACTCCTCATTTACAAGGTTATATTGAATTTAAAACAAGGATGCGACCTATGGGTGTATTTGACAATAAGCGTATTCATTTTGAAAAATGTAAGGGTAAGCGTGAAGACAATGTTACTTATTGTTCTAAAGAAGGTAATGTTGTATATACCTTAGGTATGCCTAAACCTATTAAAATCATTACTGATTTATATGATTGGCAAAAAGATATAGAAAAGTTAATTTTAACTGAACCTGATGATAGAACAATTTACTGGTATTGGGAACCTAAAGGCAATATTGGTAAATCTCAATTTATTAAGTATTGTATTGTTAAACATAATATCTTATATTGTTCCGGTGGTAAGCATAGTGATTTAATGAACCTTGTTTTTAATTGTGATATGGAAAAAACTAATTGTGTTATGTTTGATGTTCCTCGTGCTAATGAAGGGCACGTGTCCTATTCTGCTTTAGAAAGTATTAAAAATGGTATGGTTTGTAATACAAAATACGAAACTGGTTCTAAAGTCTTTAATTCTCCTCATATTATAGTGTTTGCTAATTTTCCTCCTGCTGATAAGGAAAAGTTAAGTGCTGATAGGTGGCGTGTTATTAATTTGCGAGAAAATGAACTTGAATCTGATGACGAGTATGATAACTCTTAATAGTCGCTCGCACAGCGGTGCTCGCCTCTGTGGACGCGGGTCAGACCCCATCAGGGCGACTAGCGCCCTTACTCACTTCGTTCGGGGGTCGCCCTTGTCCGCGCGCGTGTTGGGTTTAAATATTATTATGAATATTCGTCATAATATTTAAGTTAATACTTAGGCATCTTCGTATTCCGCATATGACATAGCATTGATTATATAAAATGTATTATTTTTTGTAGTTGTTCCTGATGTTGGATTTATACCTGCTAAATTACCAGCACAAGGGACAAAAGTTGCCCATATACATAAATTCTCAATATTATCGTATTGTGGTGTTGTATCACTTTCATCAAAAGATATAATCTTATTTTTTGCTATATATTTACATACATCAAATCCAAATGACTTTGTTAATCCAAAACCATTTGCTCCTGGTGCTGTTGGTGCTGGGTCATATACTAATGTTGAACCTCCGCCTGAAAAACCTGAACCTGTTCCTACTTTAAACCGACGACGAAAATAAACCTTATATAAATCTTTATTAATTGGATAAAGTCCTTCTTCTAATTTACCTAATGGTGTAATGTCTGTTGCTCCATTTTGATAGAACTTATTTAAATCATTACCTACTGGGGCAAGATTGTCCATTCTACGACCAAAGTAGATAGTTACGTATCCACAAAACGAATTAGGAGATATACCATTTTGTTGTCCTCCTCCTGTTGGATTTGCTGGTAAATCGTTAAATGTATCATTAGGTTGTATCATACCTTTAATAATCCATCTTTTTAATTTAATTTTATTACCAATTCTTTGTTGAATATTAGTTCCTTGTGCGATATTAAACATACCATTAACGCCATTACCAGGTGCCCATACAAACGCGGAATATGTGTCTGTATATGTAGGCGGACTAATATTTGCTAAATTACGAGTTAATGTCCCTACATCTGCTTTATAAGTTACTGACGCTGTGTATTTGTTTTCCACATTTCTAGCAATAACTTGATTAACTCTTTTAGCAAAAGAAGTCTTTTTTTTAATAATGTATTTTTTTGGATAGGTGTATGTAGCGACCACTGGCGATTTAGGTTGAACTTTGACTTTGCGGAATTTGCGGCGATTTTTGCGGAGGTAGAACCCATAAGGCATTTTTTATATATATTTATTATATATTTTATTTATATCATTTTAACGCAATTATATATTATTTAAAAACTATTTAAAGAATTAA